ACAGGCAGACCGCTTATTGACATGGCAGAAGCAAGGCTTTTGTTAAAAGAGGGCGTTGCCATAGAAAGACAGGCAAGAGGCTTGCCAGATTATTTGTTAGCTGTTGCAAGTTTAAGCGATAAGGAATTATTAAGTAGATATGAGCGATTACTCGGCGAAATTACTGAAATTGAGGGAACTGAGAGCATTAGAATTGGTGATGGAAAAGAGGGGGATGACTCCTCCACCGTTGATCAACAGGAAGATGATGGCGTTTCAGGAGAAATACTGGAATGACCCCGCAGGATTTGTTGAAGATTGTGTAAATTTTCCAGAAGGAAAAAAGCCTTATCCTCACCAACTTGATATTCTCTCAATGATAAAACCGTTTGAGCCAGTCAGCCCGACAGGGCCGAGGTCTTTGGGTAAAACGGCTGTATCATCATGGGCTTTGCTGTGGTTTGCTTTAACAAGAGATGGTATAACAGACTGGAAGGTTATTACAACCGCATCTGTTTGGGATCAGATGACAATGTATTTTTGGCCTGAGGTTAGAAAATGGAGCGCATTATTAAAGTGGGACAGAACAGGCAGAGACCCGTATGTATTTGATAAAGAATTAATGAAATTGAGTTTAGTGCCAAGTAAGAGGTGGGGTGGTACTGGATTTGCAAAAGCAGAAACAAGCACAGAAGAAAACGCACAAACCATGGAAGGTGCGCACGCATCTCAACTGTTTTATATTTTTGATGAGGCAAAGTTAATTCCAAAGGCAATTTTTGACAGCGTTGAAGGCGCATTTGGACAGGCGCAAGGCGAATGGTATTGGCTGGTTGCCTCCACGCCATCTGTTATAGAGGGTGGCGTTTTTTATGATATTCATGCCAAGAAATCGGAGTATTTTGACTGGAAAACACGAAAAGTAACACTGCAAGAATCATTAGACTGTGGTGCTGTTAGTCCCGAATGGATAGAAAAAATGAAAATCAGGCACGGTGAAAAAAGTGCGTGGTTTATCACAAACGTTCTTGGTGACTTCGCCAGTAAAGAAAGCAATGGTTTAATTGATGGCTCTGTTGTTGACGAAGCGGTAGAGAGATGGTATGCGTGGGAAGCGGATGGATTTCCCGGAAATCTTACATGTGTATCTGTTGATGTTGCTCTTGGACACGAGGGAAATGACAAGGTTTCCATTGCTCTTGTTTACGATCACATAAAGGTAAGAGAAATACAAAGATTTAATCCCCAGGGTGATTCTGAAACGATGGAAATTGTTGATTACATTCAGCAATTACTCGCAGACAGAAAGAAAACAATGGTAATTGTTGACTCAATTGGTATAGGCAAGGGAGTGCATGACAGGTTACTACAGTTGGGTTATAATGTGTATGGCTTTGTTGCGAGCGCTGGAACTGATTTACGAGATCAGTCTGGCGAACAAGAGTTCGAGAATTGGCGAGCCGCCGCTTGGTGGATAACAAGAGAAATTCTGTCGCCCATTTCTGGTATCGGAGTTTGTTTGCCCCCAGACAAAGACGATATACACTTAAAGGGCGATTTAATCGCACCGTTATATTTATCTGACAAAAAACGAATTGCGATCGAGAGCAAATTACAATTAAGGCGCAGAATAGGCAGAAGCACGGATGATGCCGATAGCGTTATACAAGGACTTGTAGGCCCGCTATTGGTAAGAAATGAATTTGAGGACAACGAAACCTACAGAGTCGTGGATTATAGCACCATGATATAAGGAGTAAGATGAGCATATTAGACAGAGCAAAAAGGGCGATATTTAAAAAAGACTATGATCTGATGACCAATTTAACCAATGCCGTTTTGAAAGAAATGGAGTGGCATCAAATTGGAAAAACGCAGAATATAGAAGAGGCTGTAAAGCAACTCAAGGAAACAAGCGGGCCTTATTTCGATGAGCTACTTTTGTCAATTCAAAACTACCAAGTTTCTCCTATTATTACAGAAGAGATGAGAAAAGGCAAGGTTGCCGAATCAAGGTATATGTATATCTATGATCCTATGGTGCAATATATTATTGAGCTATGGACGGACTTCGGTTTTGGTCAAAAACCAGATGTTATTCCAAGAGAAAAAAGCGCACAGGCTTTATGGTCTGCCTTTTGGGATGACCCGAACAACCAATACCTGTTAGGAGAAAGGACTATTCAAAATACATCTAACAAGTTACTAATTGATGGTGAATTGTTCTTTATATTTTTCATCTCAAGAAATACTGGAAAAGTTATCGTGAGAATGATTGACACAGAACAAATGCTTGATATTGTAAAAATGCCTGGGGATAATATTGTTCCGCTTTACTGGCATAGAACAGGAACGCTGAATACCGTTTACCAGCCAAGCCAAACAGAGGACGATATTTATTATCTTGATGCGCACAAATGGGTTGTGTGTGAGTCCACGGATGAAATAGGAAAACTAAAAAAATATCTTGATACTGTTGATCGCAGAGATTATGTCATAGCTTCTGAAATAAAGAACGATACAGATGTTATCGCTATGCAGGTCGCTTATCGTAAATTTGAAGATAGAGGTTGGCCGTTGCTTTCCGCTTCATCGCCATGGATTAAGACCTACTCTGACTTTTTGCGTTGGCGTGCTGCGGTACAGGCAGCGTCTGCGTCTGTTGTCGAAAAGATTAAAGCAAAAACTGGTCAAAGGGGCATAGATTCTATCAAGAGCGCAATCCAGTCATCTCTTACAAGCTCTGGCTATAATGAGAGAAATCCGTCAACTTCGCCTGGTAGTGTATGGTTTGAAAACGAAGCTGTAAACAGAGAATGGATGGTAAGACCTACTGGTGCTGCGGAAGCGCAAGATGACGGGTCGGCAATCATGTCGCAAGCAGGTCTTGGCGGTAAGATATTTCCTCATTGGCTTGGTCGTGGTGAGAGCTTTAGACTTGCAACCGCAACTGCCATGGAAGCGCCTGTTTATCGAAGTTTCCACAGGTATCAGGCTTTCTGGTCAAGCGTGTGGCGTGACATGCTAAAAATAATTATCCACGCAGATAAACTTTACAGCCCAAGTCCTATTAATGTAAGCTCGATAGATGCTGATGTTAACACAGACGCTATCATAAATACCGAATTAACAGATATTACCGAGATGATGGTTAGAGTTGCCGATTTGGGTGGAATAGTTGACGATCAGTCCATTATCAATACAGAATACCAGCTTATCAAGTCTGGCTTACAGACTCTTGGCGTTCCTGATATTGACACGATTCTCATTCCAAACGGAAATGTCGGAAAGATAACCAAAAGGGAAGAAAAGCCAAAGGAAAGACCAGATGAAGAGCCAGAAGAAACGCCAGAGGAAATGGCAGAAAGTATAGATACATACGGCAATCGAATAAGAAGCTACACCGCATCATTATGGCGTGGCGATATAAACGAAAGCGAATTTTCATCTGCCATGATAACACTTATAGAGGTTGGAATGAGAAACGCATGGCTTGAGGGTATGGCAGAAGCTGGCATAACAGAAGGTGAAATGAGCCAAGACGAAATAATTGCCTTGGCGCAGTTGATCTCGTTCCAATGGAATTACATTGACGGATATGCAAATTATATTGTTGAGAATAGCAGGGCAAACGGAATAAAGTTGAACACATTAGAGCCAAGAATGCAAATGTGGATTAATCGCTACAATGAAGCGAAGAATCAGGCTTTACAAATGGCAGAAACAGACCCAAAACTTGAATGGGTTTTAGGGCCTACTGAACACTGCCAAGATTGCAAGAAATATAGCGGAAAAGTAAAAAGAGCATCTTATTGGGAGAAAATACAAGCGAGACCGCAATCACCGACATTGGCATGTAAGGGCATTAATTGTCAATGCGAATTGGTTTCAACGGACAAACCCTTATCGAAGGGACATTTAACGCCCCCGTCTGGGGCATAGGAGGATTATGTTAGAAGGATATGTAATTGATTCGTTTCCAGAGGAAATTCCTGGCGCATATGATTTTGCATATGCAGTAGGTCTTTTTGGAACAGAGCGCCTTGGCACTTTTGATGGGCATTGGGATAACATCAAAAACATTGGGCACGGAATTATACACAGACCATATCTGACGGCAGAGAACGATGTCTACGATAACGTTTCTGCGATGTTGTGGTTGTGTCAGGAAACAGAGGATTTTAATGACATGCCCTTCATTGTAGATATTTTTGAAGTGGCTGGCAATCAAAGGCTTAATTTTGATCACTTAAGAATTTATGCTGGTTATGTTGGGGAAGAGTTTCCAGAGGGCACAAAAAAGCCGTTATTGAGAATGAATCTTCTAACATGGACTAACTGGTATAATGGAAATCCAACAGAAGCGATGCGCTTGCTTAATGGGTTTGAGCCTTTATTGGCACAATTTGAAGTCGAAAAGCCGTCCGAGCTTATTGGGTTTGGGAAAGTTCATTATTGGGAATGGGCAAACGGTAAAATTGCATATGACGAAACAGGGGAATGGCTTGTATCACCAGTTCCGCCAGAAGAGCCACCCGTAGAGCCTCCAGATGACCCAGAGCCACCCGTTGAGCCACCGACCAACCCCGTTAAAAAGTGGCGTATCAACCTCTCAATAAGCGGAGAAATCGAAGCGATTGATTGACATGCCGTGAGATATATGCTATAACATTTATAATAGAACTTGCCACGCAGAACTGTTTGGGTGCTAAATTTAGGCAGACGTGTCGATAAGAGGCGTAAGACCAAACTGATTGCGCACCTTGGCAAGTCATTGTTACTGCTCTGCTTCGGCAACAGGCTAAATCCACGAAAGTGGTCGGCAGCCCTCTTGAGAGAGGGCTGTTTGTTTTATGTTTTGGACGTGTTTCATTTTATGAAATGGACACATTGTTTGTTTATCATAATACACAAAAAGTGTTAAACAAAGATGTTTGTGTATCATAACTGTTACGCAACCAGTCAGTAATTGCAGGAAAATGACGGATTACGAACAATTCTGCAATTGTATTGCGGATGTGTACATTTTGGGCAAGTTTTTATACATGTTAGGCATATATGTATATGAAATCGACATGTTTGTATTCGGAGTTTTGATTAGGATATTTTCGGAGTTTATGATACAATTAAATTATGATTTATTTTACAGCAGATCACCACTTTGGTTATACTATTGACAAAGGCACAAAGTGTTGTATAATAAAAAAAAGAAAGAGATAGATTGAATTAGCTAATCAATCGACAAGTGGCTCTGCACTTCTCTTTCTAAAGTTATAAGAGAACAGAGGTTTAAATGTCTTCAAAGAAAAGTAAAAAAATAGAGTTAATATGTCCCGTTTGTGGAAAAATTTTTGAAAGATACCTGTCAACAATAAGAAATATTAACAATGTTTTTTGTAGTAGAGAATGCAAAAATATTAAATATACAGTTTTTATGTCCTAATTGTCATTCTCAAACGAATAATTATAAAGGTAAAGGCAGAAAGAATGGGCAGTCAGAAGGTGAATCATGAGTAATATATGGTTTACGTCTGACTGCCACTGACCACTTTGGTCATTCTAACATTATCAAACTTTGCAATCGTCCGTTCACAGATGTTAATGAAATGGATGATGCGCTTATTTCTTACTGGAATGAAACGGTAAAGCGTAATGACACGATTTATGTTCTTGGAGACTTTGCGTGGAAAAGAGGACAAGAATACGCCAAAAATCTGAATGGAAACAAAATATTCCTAATTGGCGATCACGATAAGCAGATGACTGGCGAAAAACTTATGATTGTAAAGTTGCAAGATGTCTGGTTTACGCTTTGTCATTGGCCGTTACATTCATGGAACAAGCAGTATTATGGGGCAATTCATCTGCATGGACATAATCATAACAATCCCATTGAAGAAAAGAAAAATAGAATCAATGTCGGCGTAGATGTCTGGAATTTCAAACCAGTAAGCATTGATGAGATATTATCAAAAGTGATAACTTTGTGGAATCCATGAGTTTGCCCGAATCCGTGGATTATAATCACGATTATAATCACATTTGACGATTATAATCACGATTATTATAATTACGATTATATTATCGGCGATTTATCGGATGTTTAACGGCGATTTATCGGCAATCAACTGAAAAACTTTTAATTTTACAAAGTTTTTAAGTGTTATACCGAAAAAGTTATTGTTGACAAGGTAAAAATATTATGGTAGAATTATTATATGAGAGTAGATGATTTCTTGTCAGAGTATGTTGGAATAGACCTTGAGAGCGAAAGCTATACAAAGGCTATACGGTGCTTATCGTCAATATTTCTTGAGGATGGCATATTGAAACCAGATGATGACCTTGTAGAGATTTACCAGGGTGATGTGGATTGGACAGAGGAGGCAAAAGAGTTCAGAGAAGCGTTCAGGATTTACATGTCAAGAGAGATTTCGCCAGCCTATGAGTTTTTGCACACTTATTGTAAAGTGCCAGATGACATGATAGATGTTGCGCTGATTGATCTAGCAGATTTCTTTGATATTTTGGATGATTTTACAAAGGAAACGGATATTTATAAATACATAGAATATTATTTTGAAGGCAGTATTTTAATGGCAAGAGATAGTTTTCTTGCTTCATACCAATATTAGTTGGCAATCTTTGCCAGAAAGGAGATTGATGAATAAAGATATATTATTGCAAGCGTTAAATGTGGCAAACAAGGCGGTGGCATCAAAGCCATTGTATCCGATAATGGGGTGTGTGTTACTAACCTCAAAAGACGGAAGGATGGTTATCAACTCAAGCAATTTCGACTTGAGCATACAGGTTGAGATCGAAAGCGACACAGAGTTAGAAATCGCTGTTCCTGCCAAAAAACTTGGTGAGATTATCGGAAACCTTGCAGACAAAGATGTGTTCCTGAAACAAAAGGATAACACGCTCAATGTCAAAAGCGGTAAATATAAAGCAAATATCAACGGTGTGGTAAATGATTATCCAGGCGTTGATTTCTCGGGCGCAATGAAATATGTTGATGTGATTGGGTTTCGGGAGCAAACCCAATCCGTCACATACGCAGCATCTACCAATGTAAATCTGCCCATAAATGGCATTCTGTTTGAACTTGAAGGGGATTCCATCACAATGGTTTCAACAGACGGTATCAGGCTCGCTATCGCAAAAGAGGGTTATTCCGATGTCGGCACAGGGAGTGTGTTAATTCCAAACGCAAATTTGAGAGAGATACACAAAATTATAGGTCAGGTCAAGGCAGACACGGTAGGATTTTCTATTGCTGAAAACAGCATAAGATTTGACATTCGTGGCGATCTTGATGTGAAAGTAAATTCATTATTGATCAGCGCAAATTTCCCAAGCTACCGCAATATCATTCCAGACTCCTACAGCACAAAAGCTGTTGTAAGAACATCTCAACTTGTAAGCGCCTGTAAGCAAGCGAATGTTATCTCAAGAGAGAACAATGGTTTCGTAAAGCTAACTATCGGTAATGGAATATGGCTTTACACAAGTGCAGACATCGGACAAACAGAAACATTCGTTGAAGCGACTTGTGAAGGAAACATTGAAATAGGCGTGAACATTGATTATCTCATGGACGCTTTAGCATCATCTATCATGGCAGAGATCAGTCTTGAGTTTTCTGGCAGTAACAGACCCATTGTGCTAAGAGATAAATACATTCATATTATTATGCCGATGCAACTATGAACGAACTGCAATTAGGATTGTTTATAGCTGAGAGGGTTTGAAAGAGTTGATTAAGAAATTGCGTTATACTATACAAGATTATCCAAAAGGAGAAACAAATGGAAATTGACAGAAAGGAGTGCAGGAATGATAATTAATGCTAACGCATTAAATATTCCTTTGGCGGATGGTTGTGTACAAACAGTAGTAACCAGTCCGCCTTACTATGGTATAATAGACTTATGAGAAACGATAAGGGACAATTTACAAAAGGCGGTCACTTTAGTCCTTCTACTGAATTTAAGAAGGGTGAACATTGGCGACCACGAAAGCCATACTGGAATAGGGACTGGTTGTATAAAGAGTATGTAGAAAACTTTAGAAGCGCTGGAGAAATAGCGAATCAATTTGGAATTACCGAGGCAGGTATCCTGTTCTGGCTACGTAAACACAACATTCCAAGACGTGAGATGTCGGTTATTAGGGCAAACAAATATTGGGGATTAAATGGCGAGGATAACGGTATGTTCGGAAAGTGTGGTATTGATAACCCACACTGGAAGGGCGGGGTATCCGCAGAGCGCCAAGCATTCTACTCATCAGCCGAATGGAAGTCGGCGTGTAGTTATGTTTACAAGAGAGATAATGCCCAATGCGTGAGGTGTGGTTCTAAAGATAATTTACACATTCACCATATCGTTAGTTTCGCAGACACGGCTTTACGGTCTGACGTTTCTAACCTTGTACTGCTCTGCGTGAAATGCCACAGGTTTGTTCACAGTAGAAAGAATATCAACCAAGAGTATATTGGAAAGGAGGTTCGGGATGATAATAAATGCTAATGCGTTGCATATTCCCCTGGCGGATGGTTGCGTAAACACGGTCGTAACCAGTCCGCCTTATTGACTATGGCTTAAGGGATTACGGCACGGCAAAGTGGGAAGGCGGCGATCCTGAATGCGAACATACGGTAGGAAGTGGTGACAACGACAACCTCAAAGGTTACGTTACCAGACCAGAACGTGATGGTGAAAAGAGAAAGTATTGTCAGAAATGTGGCGCAATCCGCATTGACGAGCAGATTGGTTTAGAGCAGACGCCTGACGAGTACATCGCCAACCTCGTTGAGGTGTTCCGTGAGTGCAAGCGGATATTGCGCGATGACGGCACGCTGTGGGTCAATATTGGTGACTCTTATACCAGCATGAAGTCGCGGTACAACCAGAAGGCGCAAAACCTGAATGGTGGTAAGTCACAGGATAACGAGTTTCAAGGCAATAAAACCGACTTGTATCATCATCCAGAGTTGGGTCTAAAAGACAAAGACCTTATCGGCATACCCTGGATGTTAGCGTTCGCCTTACGCGCGGACGGCTGGTACTTGCGGCAGGACATAATTTGGTGTCTATCTGGCGGCGCGTATGTTTACGCCAAGACCCAAAAGGGTGTTCTGCCCATGATGGTTCGTGATATTTACCGATTGAATCCAACAACCGTCAAATTGTGGAATGGTGAAAAGTGGACGCAATTATTGGGGATAAACAAGTCTCACCGGAAGGGCGATGAGCTGGAGATCGTACTTAGAAGCGGCGAGCGTATATCCTGTACGCCGACACATAAATTTCCAACCGACAGGGGATTATTGATGTCCTCTGAATTAAAGGTGGGCGACAAACTTATCCGCACGCAACTTCCAGACAATGAATATCCCCGCGATTGCGCAATAGACACCGATGCCGCCTGGTTTGCGGGTCTTTACTTGGCGGAGGGATCGCGGTCAGATGACTGCATACAGATAGCCGGACACTCAAAAGAGGTTGAGCGGCTAGACCGCGTTCAAAGAATTGCTAAAAAATACGGCGGTTCGGCTACCTACACAATCACCGGAAACATGATGAATATACGGGTTTATGGGCGCGTCCTGATTGCCATTCTTGATGAATTAGTAACGGGTAGAACGGCAAAGGATAAGGGGTTTGCGCCGGCAGTCTGGAAATACAGCAATGAATTTATCGCCTCAATGATAGATGGTTATTTGTCTGGCGACGGCCACTTTGACGGCGAAAGATGGCGGCTGGGATTTACTAGAAATTACAACCTTGAGCGAGATTTGAGAACGGCTTGCGCCAGATTGGGCTATCACCTGATTTTGAATTTATCAACCGTTAAATATAACGGGAAAGATGTGCCAACATTTAGGGGCGAACTGCGCAAACAGAGATCGGGACATCGCAACGAAAAAAACGCAGCGGAAATAGTAGAGATACGTCGATCAAGGTGCAGGGAAGTCTATGATCTTGGCGTAGAGGATGAGCCGCATTTATTTGCGCTTGCATCTGGAATATTGACGCACAACTCTAAGCCTAACCCGATGCCTGAAAGCGTCAAGGACAGATGTACAAAAGCGCATGAGTATATCTTTTTGCTGAGTAAGTCGGCAAGGTATTACTACGATAACGAGGCGGTGAAGGAAGAAAGTACCCAAAATGGCAAGCCACATCCAACAGGACAAAAAGTGTCACCTGACAGAAATGATACAGATATTGCAGGAAAAACTCTTGGAGATGGGATAACTCGCAACAAGCGTGACGTCTGGACTGTGACGACCAAACCCTACAAGGGAGCGCATTATGCCACGTTCCCGCCTGACCTGATAACGCCTTGTATATTAGCAGGTGCGCCTGAATGTGGCATCGTCTTTGACCCATTCTGCGGAAGTGGAACGACTGTTGCCACAGCGATACAGTTAGGCAGGCGTGGGGTGGGATTAGATTTGTCTATGAAATATTTACAAGAGAACGCAAAAGAAAGGATAAACAAAGCAAAGATGCCCTTGTTTGAATGGGCGGAGAGTAATTTATGAACACATTATACAACGGAGACATGTTACAAGTATTAAAAACATTAGACGAAAACAGTATCGACACCTGTATCACCGATCCTCCCTATCATTTAACTTCAATCGTAAAAAGATTCGGCAAAGAAAACTCTGCACCAGCGAAATACGGTACAGATGGTGTGTTCTCAAGAGCATCACAAGGTTTTTTGGGCCAAATTTGGGATGGTGGTGATATTGCATTTCAACCAGAAACATGGGCAGCAGTATATCGTGTGCTGAAACCAGGTGCGTATCTTTTAGCTTTTGGGGGCACTCGCACTTTTCACAGAATGGTATGTGCCGTTGAAGATGCGGGCTTTATTCCCGTGGATACAATTGTGTGGGCACACGGCCAAGGATTCCCGAAAGCCTTGAATCTGTCAAAAGCCATAGACCGACATTTAGGTGCAGAGAGAGAGGTAAGCGGAGAGTATGGAAGTTGCGGTTACAAGTCATCTGGCGGAAGTGAGCAAATGGGGGTTGAATCTGGCTACAAAGGCTCTGCATTTACTGGTGTCGCAAAAGATATTCCCGTTACGCCAGAGGCAACGCTATGGAATGGCTGGAGAAGTGCTTTAAAGCCCGCCATTGAGTTAATTACGTTAGCAATGAAGCCATTGGATGGCACATATGCTGAAAACGCTTTAAAATGGGGTGTATCGGGTTTCAACATTGAAGAGGCAAGAATACCAGCAGAGCCTGTTCCGATTAACAAGTTAGAGCAGTGGTCTGGATTTGGACAGAAGGTAAGACCAGACTACGAACAAGAGGAAAACTCGAATGGTCGTTATCCTTCAAATCTGATAGTTGACAAAAGCGAAGAGGTAAGAGCATTGTTTCCAGATAGCAAAAGCACAGGCGGAAGGATAGGCAAAAAAGATGTCAGCAATGTCAATATTGTTCCAGCGGGAAACTATTGCGCTGGCGACCCTGGGTTTGGTGATGACGGTAGTGCCGCACGATTTTTTTATGTATCAAAACCTTCAAAGGCAGAAAAAAATATAGGTCTTGATGATATGCCCAACACAGAGCGCATTAATTATGATGGTTTTCATAGCGAACAAGGGCTTATCAATAATAATCGTAATCCAGAAAACAGACTTCCCATGAAAAACGGTCATCCAACCGTAAAAGCTATTGAACTTATGCGCCATCTTGTAACACTCACAAAGACTCCAACAGGTGGTACTGTGCTTGACCCGTTTATGGGGAGTGGAACAACAGGATGTGCGTGTGTATTAGAGGATAGAGATTTTATTGGAATTGAAATGAGTGAGGAATATTTTGAAATCGCAAAGAAACGCATTGAATATTATGAGAAACAACCAAGGCAGATGAAATTGATATGAGAATAGAAAAGTTGAATGACGATATAACTTTATATTGTGGCGATTGCCTCGAAGTTATGCGCGGCATGGCTGACAAGAGCGTGGACACTTGCATCACCGACCCGCCTTACGGTTTGGGTTTTATGGGTAAGAAGTGGGATTCAAGCGGCATTGCGTTCCAGCCTGAAACTTGGCAAGCCGTATTCAGGGTGCTGAAGCCCGGCGCGATTCTGCTTGCGTTCGGCGGCACTCGCACTTATCACCGGATGGTGTGCGCTATTGAGGACGCTGGGTTTGAAATCCGTGACACTATCGCTTGGGTATACGGGAGCGGATTCCCAAAAAGTTACGACATCAGCAAGGGGATTGACAAACAGGCTGGCAAAGAGCCAGTTGTAATCGGCAAGCGAACAGACGGAAGGTATGCCTACCATTTTCAAGATGGCAACAATCAGTTTGTAAATGCAGAAAATAATCAACGAAAAGAAGTTGACAGCAAAATTGGACTAATCACCGCCCCCGCCACTCCAGCCGCGCAACTCTGGGACGGCTGGGGCACGGCGCTCAAGCCCGCCTTTGAGCCAATTGTCGTGGCGATGAAGCCGATTGACGGCACGTTTGTCAACAATGCGCTCACGTGGGGCGTGGCTGGCTTGTGGATTGACGGGGGTAGGGTAGAGGCAAGCGATAGCGTGCCTTTATTCAGCAAGGATAACCAGCGACAAGGAACGTCATTTATGGTCGGTAGCAAGCGCACGGGCGAAACGACAATGCAAGGTCGCTTCCCCGCGAACCTGATACACGACGGCTCGGACGAGGTGCTGGAGTGCTTTCCGAATACAAAGTCGGGCGACGGCGTTAGTGGAATAAACCTAATAAACAGGCATAAAAACACAACCGGCGCAGTCAACATAAATTGTGGTGAGAGTGATAACGCTGTTCATTACGGCGACTCCGGCTCAGCCGCGCGATTTTTTTACTGCGCGAAAAGTTCAAGGCGTGAAAGAAATAACGGGCTTGACGGTTATCTAACAGTCAAGTATAATAATGATAAATCTAATAACGGAGGTTTATCATGGAAAGACGTGAGTACGGTAGCGGTTCAGTTACTAAGAAAGGTTATGTCAGATACGGAAACGCTGAGTTTCAACATCGGCGAGTCTGGCGAAAGCATAACGGGGCAGTGCCTGAAGGATTCTTTATCCACCATATTAACGGTGATAAGCAAGACAATCGAATCGAAAATCTTACACTCATTGACGCACTCACTCACAAACGAATACACAGCGGGTGCGAATTGCGAGACGGCGAATGGTGGAAGCCCTGCCGAAAGTGTGGAGAGTTTAAGAAAGTGGATACTGACTACTACAAACGGGTCGATGGAATTAGCCCGTGGTGCAAGCAATGTTGCATTACAAATGCTGTTGAGAACAAAA